TCGGTACTTATATCGGAGGAACTGGCGTTACTACTGGTGCGTCTAGTGCTGTTGCTGGTGTGGAAGTAACACCTGCTACTGATCCTGTTACGTACAACTACACTCTGAACATTTCTCAGACTGTGACTGAACGTACGTTGACTCAATCTAAGGTAGAGACAAGAGTTGAAACCCAAGCCAACCCGGACGTTGCGATTGCACTCAACACCCTGAGAGAAGTGTCGCGTGAGGTACAGAGTGAAGGATGGGCTTACAATAAAGAATTTGACTACGAACTTACACCCGATTCTAACAACGAAATTATTATCCCTGACAACATGTTGCAGGTAGATCTTAACATCTCCTCTAACCGTTCAGGAAATCGTCAGTTTGACAGCATTATCCGTGGAGGTAAACTCTACGACAGAATTAAACACTCCTATACATGGACTGACGAAAGTGTCTATGTTGATGTTTTGTGGTATTTTGAGTGGGAACATATCCCTGATATCGTACAGGCATACATCGTAGCCCGTGCTGCTACTATTGTGTCTAGCCGTATTATCGGTGATGGCAATCAATACCAAATGCTGCAACAGAAGGAAGCTTACGCCCGTGCTATGGCGCTTGAGTACGAGTGCAACCAGGGCGATTATTCCTTCTTTGGCGAACCGCAGGGTGAGAATTATTACAACAGCTACAAACCGTTCCATACCTTGCAACGATAATGCCAGCAGTAACACAACAGATCCCTAATTTTCTTGGTGGTGTATCCCGCCAAAGTGACGACAAGAAACTACCAAATACGTTGACTGAGTGTGTCAACGGTTACCCTGACCCTACGTTTGGTCTGCTTAAGAGACCAGGTATGCGGCACACTAATGTGCTTAAAAAGGCTAATGGAACTGCTTTTACTAAGGCAGAACTAGCTGATGCATCCTGGTTTTTTATTGACAGGGCTGCTGCAGGTTCTTACATTGGTGCTATTAAAGGTACTAACATCTATGTATGGACTGCTACAGATGGGACATTTTGTACTGTAACAAATAACGGCACCTCTTATCTTACAGGAACTCAGCAGTCTGATTACCATTTTCGTAGTATTCAGGATGTTACAATTATTACCAACAAAACTGTTACTGTTACAATGCAGGCAGATAACACGTTTGTTGCTAATTCTCAAGGCACGCTAAAGCTGCTATCACTTATTGATGGTGATGTTCATAATGTAAGAATTAAAGGCACTTCTAGCGGAACAGAGCATACAGCCACCGCTACAACACAAAGCTCTGCTACCTTTGATACGTTTCTTACAGGCACTCATGCAACCCATGATCTACTAGGTGCAGTAAAGACACTGCTAGAAACACGTCAAGCAGCTAGTGACTCTGAATTTAGCGGTAAGTGGTATCTAAATTCTTACGCTAACAGCATCCAAATCCGACGTACCACAGAGTCTGATGGTGTCGTTGTTGGTGCTGAGCCAGGATCTAGTGTTACTTACAAGTATTTTCAAATTAGTGGTACTGGTGGTGTTGGTAACAATGCCTTAGAGGTATTCCAAGATAGTGTCTCTGATGTCAGTAAGATTCCACTGCAATCATTTCATGGGCACGTTCTTACTATTTTGAACAGCGATAGTGCTGAGGATGATTATTACCTAAAATACGTTGCTGCCGATGGTGTTGGCGGTGCAGGTTATTGGCAAGAGGCATTGGCTCGTGACGCCTCACCTGGGCTTACAGACTCCACTATGCCACATGAATTGGCTAACACTGGAGCTACTACGTTTACCTTTGGTCCTATCAGCTATAATAACCGGCTGACTGGTGATGATAACACTAACCCTAAACCATCTTTTGTTGGTAAAACTATTACATCTTCATTCTTTTCTAACAACCGCTTTGGTGTGTTGTCAGAGGACAATGTAATCTTTGGTGTTGCCAACGATAATTACAATTTCTTTGCACGGTCTGCTCTGACACAAATTGATACAGATCCTATTGATCTTAATGTGTCTAGTGTCCGTCCTGTTAAATTGTTTGACGTCTTACCGTCACCGCAAGGTCTGATGTTGTTTAGTGAGCAGCAGCAGTTCCAAGTATATGCAGCTGACTCTAGTCTGCTTACACCTAGCTCTGCGTTGATCCGGTCCCTGTCTAACTATGAGATGGACTCTAAGATCACACCAGCGGATATGGGTACAACAACAGCATTCGTGACTAAGATTGCTGGTTATAGTAAAGTCTTTACTTTGTCTCTCCGTGATGTTGAGCAGACACCTATCGTTGTTGATATCAGTAAAGCTGTGCTTGAGTGGATTCCAGATACTGTTGACACTCTATCTACGAGCCCTCAAAACTCTGTAGTAATGCTTATTGATAGGGATACATCCTATCTCTATTTGTATAGATTTTACAACAACGGTAAAGAAGATCTATTTCAAGCTTGGACAAAATGGCAGCTGCCTGGTAACATCCAGATTGCAGAGATCCTGAATGATGATGTTACTATTGTTTCTCAACATGAAGATCAATACACCTTAGGTGTGATTAGATTGGATGAGCTTCCGTCTGGTAATGTTTTGTCTACATCTTCTAGCTATACAGGTAACGTACCTCTTGACATGGCAACACGTCCTGTTAAACCGCACGCTTCTGTAGATGCTGTAGTGTATGACGAGACAAATGACATCACTAAGATTTACGTTCCATACACACCTATTGATGATAAAGAAGCTATTATGCTTCTGACTGTACCTACTGCTGATGACGGCACAGACGCTGAACTAGACTCTGACCAAGGTTACTGGGCAGCAGCAACTGAACGAATTGAACCCAGCACTAACTACAGATACTTTGAAGTCAAAGGTAAGTTTACTGATTACGCTGATGGTATCGTAGTGGGTTATGGTTATGACCTAGATGTCACCCTACCTAAGTTTTACTTCCAACGTCAAGGTATGGGTGCTGATTATACTGCTAGTCTTATAATCAATAAAATTAGAATGTCAGTAGGTAGGACTGGTGCTATCCGTTTTAAATTGAAGCCGACAGGTTCTAATGAATGGAGAGATGTCCAGCATACTATCGAAGCTGGTGTGTACCAAGGCGACACAAATCCTGTAGTTGACGAGCAGATCTTTACTTTACCCATCCATCAACGTAATACTAATTTTGAACTTAAAGTGACAAGTAATTTTCCATACCCTGTATCGTTGGTGTCAATGATGTGGGAAGGTAACTATTCCCCACGATTCTATAGGAGGTCTTAATAATGTCAGCAGCAGTATTGCCAGCCGTTATTTCCGCTGGCGCGTCAATTATTGGCGGTATTTTTGGTAGCAGTGCTGCCAAGAAAGCAAACAAACAAGCTGAAAAAGATAGAAAAAGGCAGACCATGCTTGCCAACAGGCAGGCTGCTATTACAAACAGATATAATAGAGCTTCCGCCGCAGCCGAAAAGAAAGACTATTTTGCCGCCCGACAGTTTCAATATGAAATGGCTGTCAAACAGTGGCAGTACGAAACTGAGGTTCAAGACTATCGGTACCTGCAAGACGTTAAAGCTTATGGTAAATCCGTAGAAAACTATGGACAGCAGATGCTTTATAACAATATGGCATACCAATCTGCTAAAGACTCTCAACTAGCAGCTTTCAATGAAACGTTGGATGCAGCTACATTTGAAAAGCAGGATATGCTAGTTGAAGGTTTGCAGGCTGAAGGTGCTGCTTCAATGCGTCAAGCTGGTGTATCTCGTGGCAAAGCCATGCAAGCGGTAGCTGCACAGCAAGGTAGAAATCTAGCTGTCCTCCGTGCTACTTTAACAAGTAGTACAGAAGAATTGCAAAGAAGTCTTATGGATATTGCACTGGAAAAATACGGTGCAGATATGCAGGCTAAGGCTAATCTAATGATTAAACCGGAACGTCTACCTTCAATTATGAAACCTGAACTTGGACCTGAGCGTACATTTATTGAACCTGCTCTGGTTCTTCCTGCTGCAGTACCACCAGTTCAGCGGCAAAGTACAATAGCACCTTTGATTGGCAGTATTGCTAATGCAGGTAGTACACTAGCACTTGCTTTAAAAAAATAAACTATGGCAAAAAAATTTTCCGGCGCAGCACGCGCCAGGGGTTTTAGCCCCGTACAAGTTAGTGATGCTAACATCGCCAGGATGCGTGAAGACAATCAACGTGTTTTGGACAATATGCGAGCACGTCGGGAAGCAATTCGGCAAAACGATGAACGTCAGTTACAAGCAATGCAAGCTGATGCTGAGTATCGTGAGCGGGCTGAACGACGTAATTATAAAGTTGCAGATACAAATGTAAGGACATTACGTCAACAGGCTGAATATGATGCTGTTGCACGTCAAAATGAAATTACAAATCAGCAAAAAGGGTTGGAGACTGCGTTAAATGGTGTTGCCAAATTTAGCGCCACGGTATCTAGTATTCTAAAAGAAAAGGAAAAAGAAAAAAAATCAGAGGATATTAAAAGGGGTGCATACATGCGTATGCTTTACGGTGGGCAGGATGCTGCTCAAATTGAAGCAAACACCGGCATCCGAATTGAATCTGAGGCTAGAGTTGGGCTTGAAGGTACTTTAACTATAGCAGAAGCGCAAGGTGCGCCAGCCAATGAAGTAGCAAAAGTTAGGTATTTAAACACTAATGAAGCCTTGGGCTGGCGTCAAGCGGACGCTAAATTAAAAGTAACTTTAGGGTATGAACCTTTTCTAAAACAAAAAGGCCTTGACAACCCTGATATTATTTCTACCCCAGAAGCTTTTGGTCAAGCTTTACCAAACCTTTTAATTGATTTTTTAGAAGAAAACGACATACCTTATCAAAACCCTGAGTTAATTGGAGAAGCCCTTGATTTAATACAAGAAAAAAATCAACAATTTTATAGTGGCCTTGCTTCAAAACAAGCTGAAGAAAATAACAAGGCAACTACAAGTCTACTTACTGACATGGCCTTGGCTAATTGGTCTGAGCAAGGTGTCGCAAGTTTTGTTGGTATTAAGGGTTTAAATGGTGGCAGCAACGAAGCAGGTCATACTTGGTTTAAAGAGCTTGCAACCGCTATGGATGAAAACGGTGAGTTTTTCTTAGAAGACGTTGAGTGGCAAAATTTTGACCCATCCGGTAAAGGAGTGCCTTATTTTATTCCAGGTAAAGGCACTGGTGCGCACGAAAGAAAAGGTATTGATATTGCAAACACTCGTGCTGAACTAAAACGTACATGGAATAAAAACCAAGCTACTACTGAGAAACAACAGTATAAAGAAGAGTCCAAAGCTTGGCACCGGCACATTGTAATTGAAGGCAAAGATACACCTGAAGATTTTGCTGCAGCTCTTGAATCATTTAGAGACAACGTTGATGGTATTCCTGAATGGCTTAGAAAACTGACAAACGCTGGTGATGCTAGCCAAGCTTCTTATAACTCTGGGCTAATTACACAAGCTAAAGATTTTCAAGCTCGTGGTTTGTTGTACCAAGAACTTGTAGATAAAGTGTTTGAAAGGGATCCTAAACTTGGAAATGAGTTGCAAAAATCTCTTGATGAGCAAGATCCATTTATGCGTAATGATCGCTATAAAGATTTGCATGGAATTGTTGGTAAAATGAATACCGCAAAAGATCAAGTTACCGGTCAATATCCTCAAGATACTGTTAGCAGTTATAACGATTCTAAAAAATTGCAAGAAAGTTTTGAGCAACTTGTAAAGAATGGTGTTGCAGATGGCGCATCTATTGATGATGCATCTACAGCGGCTGGCAATATAATTCAGCGTGGTTTTAAAGACGAAAGCTCACCGTTCTATCGTTCGTATAATCCAAACACAGGTTTTTACGAATTTCCTAAATTATACGAAAAAACTCCTAAAGAAATTGCCGATTCTCTTGATCAGGCAGATAAGCAATTTGCCAAAAATCTTGCAGCTGGTAAAATTCAAGACATGTTTTCAGAACCCGACATAGTGCTTACTAACGATCAATACAAGCAACAGGTTGCTGGTTTGTCTAGACCTGGTTTCGCTTTCCATCCTAGGATTGATATGATTGTTCAATCAGGTCTTATAAAGGGCTCACACATGGAAATCTTGCAAGCCATCGGTGAAGCAAAAGGTGAGCCACCTATTGTCCCTCCGCCGTCGATGCAAGTAGTCACTGATTACCCGCCTGAGGCTAACAGGATGCTAGCTTTATGGGGTCCACGTAGTTC